TTGCGTCGTTCACGAAGAATTTGAATGCCAATGAGGCGATGTTCCCGAAGATGTCGCAGGACACCAAGACTACAGACACTGGTACAACTTCAGCTACTGTTCCTGGTACTACTAGTGACGGAACGACCACTACGCCTCCTGCTGGTACGACTCCCTCAGAGGTTGGTGCACAGGGTCAAACGGTAGTAGGATATGACTCAGCAGGTAACCCCATCTATGGGCCTACTGGTACTACCACAGATACATCGTCTGGTAGTAATAGCACAGATACTGTTGTGTCTTTGGGTGAAGCAGATTATACGCGATATGGACGGACTCAGCTTGCCAATGATGCTGCTATGGCTGCGCCAGACTATGGTGCTTACCAGGCAGCAGGGCCTCTCATGCAAGCCTTCCTAGGTGCCCTTAAGGGCGCTGTGAGTGGAGTTGGGAGTAATAGCTAATGGCTGAACTTCCTGAGCCCTCTACGACTGATCCTGACCCGTCTACAGACGATTCCAAAGTACCTGAGCCTAGCCCTACCAACCCCGATCCAGAGGTTGCTAGGCAGGCTGTACTGGCCGCACACAATGCCAAGTGGAAAACCACCAACTGGGTTCCTCAGAAACAGATCAATGGAACGCATATCCTGAGTGACGCTGTTGCTCAGCTCGGTAAGCCTCACAAGTGGGGCGGTACTACTCCTGAGGGCTTTGACAGTGGTGGTCTCGCCAAGTATGCATACCAGCAGAATGGCATTCCTATGAGTCAGCAGATCCACAACCAGATGCAGCATGGCAGTCCAGTTGGTGTCAGCCAACTGCAGCCTGGTGATTTGGTGTTCGTGGCAACTGGTGATCCTCAAATGCCGGATCGTACTGGTGTGTATGCAGGTAGTGGTATTATGGTACATTCTTCACCTGGCGCCGGTGTTGTGGCTAGTCGTATCAGCCATGTGGGTCAGATCGTTGGAACTACTCATCTGGGTTCAGTCACAAGGCTTCCTACTCCAAAGCCTCAGCCTGTCCCAGAGGGACTGTATGACAGTGATGAGGTTATGCCTCATGCTAAGATCTCGCCTTATCTGAAGCAGTCGATTGCTAACGTAGCAAGGATACATCCCTGATGGCTATTGATCTTAACCAACCATACAGTCCAACCAACAATGGACAGCCTGTCATCAACCCTCAGCAGTTGGCAGAACAATATGGATGGGCCTACAGCTTCCTGACTTCTGAGCCGGAGCTAAATTCCCTCTTTCAGGAAGCTGTGGCTCAGTCTTGGGATGCTACGAAGTTCCAGGCTGAACTACAGGCTAGTAACTGGTACCAGACTAACTCTGAGTCTGTGAGAAATGCACAGGTACAAAAGTCTATTGATCCTGCTACTTACTCTCAGCAGGTTGCGTCAGAGACTCAGGAAATTCAGGCACAAGCAGCAGCACTTGGTGCTGCCATCTCCACCTCTCTTGCCAACACAATTGCCACACAGCAAATCACCTATGGGTGGACTGCGGATCAGGTAAGTAAGGCTCTCGCTGGATATGTGAAGTTGAACCAGTCGGGCTCCTTTGGTGGGCAAGCGGGACAGAATGCCATGGCTCTGTATGAAATGGCCAACAATAATGGTGTGTCAATATCACCGAGTAATATGCAAGCACTCATGCAGAAGGTAACTGCTGGTAAGACCTCCATGGAAGATATTCAAGGATACATCCGACAGATGGCGGCCAGTAAGTTTCCTGCCTTGACCAAAGAAATTGCGGCAGGGCAGAATGTATCTGATCTAGCAGCTCCGTATTCTACGGCTATGCAGAACACACTTGAAGTTGGCCCTGGTCAAGCTAATGTGAGTAACCCCCTCATACAGAAAGCCCTGAATGGTCTGTCCGCATCCGGTCAACCGACTGGCATGGATCTTACGGATTTCACAAATATGCTTAGGTCACAGCCTGCGTGGACTCAAACGCAGAATGCCCAGGACAGTGCTATGAGTACTGCCCATCAAGTCCTCCAGAACTTTGGATTTAGCTAATGTCTTGGTCTATTTTCTCTGATGGTGGTGGCGATGGGGCCGCCCTTACTTGGGCACAGCAATTTCTAGAGGCTCTGGGTGCTCCGCTTAGTGCCAGTAATATCACATTCGTGTATCAGTGGGAGCAGTCCGAAGGTGGTGGAGGTAACTATAATCCCCTTAACCAAGGAACTGTTCCTGGCAACTCATCGCTGACAGATTCTGGAGATCAGTACGGTGGTGGCGCCGCCAACTATATCTCTTGGGAAGCTGGAATCACTGGAGCTGTAGACTATCTCCATATGTCCAACTACTCGGCTGTCTATTCTGCCCTCATGGCAGGAGATGGTGTAAGTGCCACTAAGGCCTTGTGGGCTTCCCCTTGGGCAGCGTCCCATTATGGGAATGGATCGGCTTGGTCTAATGCCAAGCCTCCCGCCCAAGGCGCACAGTTGTCAGGTGAGTCCTCTGTCAACGAGGCTCTTCAGCCGTACAACCCCACAACCAATGTAACGGCTACGATTAGTCCTCAAGAATTGGCACAGCAGTATGGTTATGCGTATACCATGCTTCAGTCAATTCCTGAGCTTAAGACGCTGTTTCAACAGGCTGTGGCAGGGCAATGGGATGCCACTAGATTCACTGCTGCCCTTACTGGTACCAAGTGGTATGAGGATCACAGTGCCGCCCAGAGAGCTTGGATCGCTGAAGGCTACACTGATCCTGCTACTCAGAATGCTCAGTTGACTGCACAAGAGCAAGAGGTGCAGATGGCTGCCTCAAAGCTCGGGGCTAACATAGCGCCTAACGAGATCAAGGCCTTGGCTACTGACTACCTGCAACAGGGTTGGAACGCGGATCAGTTACAGCATGCAATGACGCAGTGGATCAACTTCGATGCCAATGGTGCTCTTGGTGGCACCTCTGGTGATGATGAGATGACTCTTCGATCCTTGGCAACTGATAACGGTGTATCTATCTCCAACAACTGGATCCTGAATGTAGCTCGACACATCTCTACTGAAACTACTTCACTGGAAGACGCAGAAGGATATATCCGCCAACAGGCGGAGAAGTTGTATCCCAGCTACGCTAATCTGATAAAGGCGGGACAGAATCTGTCTGACTTGGCCGCTCCTTATGCTTCTGACTACCAGAAGATTCTAGAGGTTGGGCCCGGTCAAACTTCTCTGTCTGACCCAATGATGATGAAAGCTCTTCAGTACAAGGATCCTAGTGGGCAGAATGCTACCATGCCTTTGTGGCAGTTTGACCAGTCTTTGAGAGATGACCCTCGATGGTTGAAGACACAGAACGCGCAAGATTCAACTATGGCAACTGCCCATGGAATTCTCCAAGATTTCGGCTTTGCATTCTGATAAAGGAGGTGTGCTTTGGCCACAGATAACCTGAAGACTCAACCAGTTGTGCCGGGACCAATTACCCTTTCTGGGGGTGGGAGTGGTACGGATACGACCAGTGTTCCATTTCCTGGTCCTGGACCTAAGCCTACATCTCCTATACCAGTACAGGGTGGCAAGCCTCCACAGGGTAATGGCAGCCCAGTAAATTCGGTAACCACTACTCCTCCCAACAGCACGTTGACCAATATGATCAACAGTCTGTCTGGAACTAACCGAGATGCCTTCGTAGCCCTTGAAACATTGTTCACTAGCTATGGCTTGGGTTCTCTGGTTCAACCCATCTTTAACTACATTCAGCAGGGCTATAGCCAAGACACAATTACGCTGCTGTTGCAGCAGACGCCTCAGTATCAGCAGAGGTTTGCGGGCAATGCCATTCGGCAGAAGAATGGTTTGGCTGTTCTAGCTCCTGCGGACTATCTCAGTCTTGAAGCCAGTTACTACCAAGTGGTGCAGTCAGCAGGTCTCCCGGCCAACTTCTATGACCAAACCTCAGACTGGGTTAACTGGATCGGCAATGATGTGTCTCCCACTGAAGTTCAGGATAGGGTCCAGATGGCTCAGACAGCCACGGAGCAGGCCCCGCCAGACCTGGTGCAGGCTCTAGGCCAGATGGGTGTCCCACAGTCCTCCTTGGTGGCTTATTTCCTTGATGACACTAAGGCACTACCTGTCCTTCAGACTCAGTTCAATGCAGCACAGATTGGTGCTGCCGCACTGAGGAACAACTTGGTTATGGATCCTGGCCGAGCGACGGCCATGGCCAACATGGGCATTACCGTTGACCAGGCCAACACTGCATATCAGCAGATCGGTGAGACCTTGCCCACATTGGAAGAGCTTGGTCGAGTCTACAACCAGAACTACACTCAGCAGACTGCCGAGAATGCACAACTGATGGGCAGTGGGCAAGCACAGTTTGAAACTTCACAGCTTGCTGCTGAAGAGTCTGCTTCCTTCAACGGTAACGTTGGAGCCGCAGGCCAGGGAGCTACTGGACAGGCTACGTCCGGTAAGTTCTGATGTGCCAAATCCTCCCTAGTGAAGACTTACCTGGGGAGGTACACATTCTCTATCCAGAGCGACCGGTACTGGATAGTATTAAATACCGGACCATCATCCATTAGACTTCCCCGGTCTATGGGTCGTATACAAGGGAGTAGCTCGAATGAGCAACGAATGGGACGAGATGAACGACGAGATCCCCGCCGAGGTTTCTGGTAGTGAGGGTATCGCAAAGCTTCGAGCCGCTTACGAGCGGAAGGCTAAGGCCGAGAAGGAGCTGCGGGATAAGCTAGCTGCGCTAGAGTCTCGGGAGCGAGAGCGGACTCTGAGTGAGACTCTCTCAGACAAGGGTGCCAATCCGAAGCTGGCTGCATTCTATCCGGCTGGTCGAGAAGGTACCCCGGAGAAGGTGGAAGAGTGGTTGAACGAGAATGCCGATGTCTTTGGCCTGGCAAAGGCTCCTCTGGCTCCCGCTCCTGCGCAGGTCTCCCCGGAACTGCAAAACATGTATGAGCAGTTCCAGCAGCCCGGCTTGAACACCCCCGCACAGACTGACCTTCAGGCTATCGCGAACTATCAGTTCGGTGATCCTATGAACTCGGAGCAGGAGCTTCAGAAGTTCATGTCGTTTATGCGGAACAACCCGGGAGCTGTTCAGAATCCGGGCGCATACTGACGCTCACTCGAACTATCATCTATCCCTAAAGGAGGTGACGCACCATGGCTAACGCCTATACTGGCACCGCTGCTGTAAGCAATGTGGTTCAGACGGCCTATGACCGGATGGTTGAATTCAGCCTTCGTTCCCAGCCGCTGTTCCGTCAGGTTGCTGACAAGAAGCCTGCCGAGCAGGCCATGCCTGGTTCGTCCGTCGTCCTGGAAATCTACCAGGACCTTGCTCAGGTCACTTCGACCCTGACCGAAACCGTGGACCCCGACGCGACTGCGATCGGTAACCCGTCTACCGTTTCCATTACCCTGAACGAGTATGGCAATGTGGTCCTCCAGACCCGTCTGCTCAACCTGTTCAGCTTCACCGATGTCGCTCCGGCGATCACCAACCAGGTGGCCTATAACATGGCCAACTCGATTGACCTCGTGGTCCAGAACGTTCTTCGTGCTGGTATCACGAACGTCATTCAGGAGAATGGTGGTCTGCTGGTTCCGTCTGGTGGCACCATCACCAACATTGTGGGTACGGACGTTATCAAGTCTCGTGACCTTCGTGCTGGTGTGGCTCAGCTCCGCAACAACCAGGCCGTTCCGAAGAAGAACAGTCTGTACTACGCAGCCATTCACCCGCTCGTCTCTTATGACCTTCGGTCGGAGACTGGCGACACTGGTTGGCGTCAGCCGCACGACTACTCGGCTCCGGGTTCCATTTGGGCTGGTGAGATCGGCGAATACGAGGGTGCGTTCTACGTGGAGACCCCGCGTGCATTCTCTGCTCAGGCCGGTAATGGCTCTGGTACCAGCCAGATCCGAGTGTTCAACACGTACCTGCTCGGCCAGCAGGCCCTCGCGGAAGCCCTCTCTGAGGAGTTCCATGTGGTCTTTGGCCCTGTGGTGGACAAGCTGATGCGGTTCCGCCCTGTGGGTTGGTATGGTGTGGCCGGTTGGTCTATCTACCGTACCCAGGCCAGCCAGATGATCCAGACTGCCGCAACTCTGCGACAGACCGTCTGAGTTAGGAATACTATGCCTGCCGTCAAATCCTTCACTACCACCAGTGGTACTTTCACCAGTGCAACTTTCACGCTGGCAAGTAATCCGGCAGTGGGGGATTTGATGGTGGCATGGATCGCCCTGGATACCCCGCTGAGTATACATCAGCCACTTATCAGCACCACGAACGTTCAAGACCAATGGGTGCCTTTGTTTGGCACCTCAGATGCACAACAGCATGACACCTTTGGTGAAGGTGCGCTCAGACTGTATTGCTTCTACAAGACAGCCAATGCAACTGATGCAACTACAAATACATTCACGTTCAACTTCATTTCCTATACGAACCAGTCTGGCCAAGGTGGAGTTCCACTATACCCCACGACTGACTTCGTGGGAGTCTTGGTAACTTATCAGTCCAGTAGCACAGGTTTTGCCGGGTTGGATTGTGCCAGCCCACAGGCGCACAGATCGAATACCACAGGTCTTCGATTCTCACTCCCTTCAGTGGAAACCAATGGAGGCAGTGATGTGTTTTGGACTGGGGTTGCTGGGTTGAACATGGGCACACCATCTCTCACGGATCCAGCTGCAAGTGTAGTTGCTTCAGTTACTCTGTCAAATCCCACCTACGAAACAGTGCCTCTAGCACTGTACGTTTTTGGTAGCGTCTTCTCTGGTACTGAATACCCATTCAAGGTTCAGACCTCACAAGTGCCCACGTCTCTTCAGACTGGGATTACCGGATTGCAAGACGCTACCAACTGGTATTACAATGGTCCATTTGTACGAGAAGGATATCCGTACGAAGGACCCGATCAGATGCTCATCATCCGATATCCGTACCACTGGGCATACACAGTGCTAAGCACTGGTGGCCAGATAACTATCGGCCAGTTCTTCTCACAAGACCAACTGAATGCCGCAGACATAGTGTACTACCAGAATCAACTTGTTGCCGAAACAGATCGAGACAATATTCTGGCAGCAGGTGTGGGCGGAGATTTCCGTCCCTCTATTCAAGTACCAGGGCCATACATTAACCCCTGGAAGTATGTTCCCATTTAAGGAGAATCATGGCTGCTGAAGCAGTGGTTGATAAGGGTGAAGGCAAGGGCTACGTCGGCTCTGTCCATGGTGTGGATGGAGACAATGGAGGTTCTGGTACCCAGCACGTTCATCCGAACCCGCCGCCGAAGGATGGCGCTAAGACC